CATTGTGTGGACAACCGATGCAATTTCCACAACCCATAAAAACTTTTTATGATTGTCAACGAATTGCATATGATTTAGGTCAAGAGTGGTTATCTAAAATGGATAAAGATACCGTGAATGAACATCGACTTGCTTACAAGGTAGAATGTGTATTACCGAAGCCAGTTGATGAGACCCCAGAAAGCAAACCCCGCGTACATCAGCTCCATCAAAGCCCTAGGCACGTCCTTATCTTCTATAGCAATCAAGATCCATCCGAGGCAAGATATCCCGGAGAGACCCCATCCGATAGCCTGAAAAACAGGTAATTTAAAAGACGTTAAAATAAAACAAGACAACACCGCGGTTGTAAAAAAGAACCAACGCATTAACGTGGATCCTTTTGTTTTTCTACCCAGTCGTGTTTTAAGGTTTACCTTGTCCAATTCTAGCTTTTTTGGTGTAAGATTTATTAGGTGATTTAGAATGACGTCCAGGTCTTTTTTTCCTGGTCTTTTTAATAAAGTTATTTACTCCGAACGTTTTAGATTTTTTAGCCATCTTTGATCTTCCTCAGTAATTTTTAAATACTTAATACTTCCATTAACGTATTGTTTAGTTTCTTCACCACACGTTGTGCATTTATAATAATCTTCCACAATAGAAATTAATATCGTTTCTTCACCACATTCCGGACAATGTCCGTGTACGGTATCAATACTATCTAAAAAACTGTTAAGATCTTTAGTCATTTTTAATTTCTTCAATACGCTTTACACCGTGTTTGTCCACATAAACTTTTGCCTTAACCACACCACATTTGACATAGGAGTTTCCCCCTGCTGGTGTGTTTCTTTCAATTTTTCTCTTTGTTTCCAAACACTTAGACAAACTTTCTTTGTAAGAATGTTCAATCATTTTCTCTCCAAGATACATACAAAGTGCCACAATCGTTTCGATCATTAATGTTTTCCATTACCGTTTGCAAATTTAATATCTCTTGTCGCATCCTTTAATTTCTCAACATCCTTTTTTAATTTTTCAATTTCTTTTTCGTGCATATCATATCTAACATTACATTCGTATGCAAGTTTTCTTCTAAAATTTTTTGTTGTTTTTCCAATTGCTTAGTTAAATATTCAATAAGCATAAATTGTTCTTGATCAATAGGTTTTTGAACAGAAGCTTCTAGTAAATCATTTTCAAATAATTTATTTTTAGTTTCTAGTTGATTTAATCTTTCAATAACACCAAACGCAAACCATACTCCCACAGCTACGGCTCCTATGATGGTTAAAAGATTTCTTAAAGGTAAAGCTACTGAAGTATTATCGCTGACTTTCATTGCCGCCCCAATCGTGTGTACAGTCATTGGTTACACAATTAGAAGTCTTAGCACCTTCTGGTTCTCTTAAAATATCTTTAGCAACTCTAGGTCTGCTTTGTCTTTGTTTGTAAGAATATACAGATAAAGCTTTCTTGCTAGTTTCAGAAAGTTTTTCTTTAATCATTTTTATAAAATCTTTACTGTCCATTTTTTTCCTCCACTTCGTAAAACATTTTATCAGAATCTTCTGTTATCCAATCAGACCCCTCCACTTCCCAGATGGTGTTTTGCACCTTATAGTCTGGCCAAGATGTATCAGTAGTATAATTATTAACGTGCCAAAGAATGCGATTATTAGGCTGAGCCGCATAATTGCCGTTAGCAAGAGCCAGTATGTGTGCACACTTATGCTCTTGAGGAATTTCAGAATGTTCTGTATTGAGTATATTATTCTCTGGATGCGCCCAGTCAATAGTAAATAAATATTTGCCTTCATAAAACTGTTTGTCCTTACCTCTGAACTTACAGTCTACACCACTTAAAAAATCAAAGCAATGAACAGAAGGATAATAACTAAAACAATTCCACAGTTGAAGCTGGTCAACTGACATATCCGGCACTTCGGCTCTAGAAAGATGTTTTTGGAAAAACGCTGAGATAGGCAATCGATAATAGACCGCACCATTCGGTAGCATAATGTGAAATAATAAGGCGCGTCCTGATATACTTGCAACACCAAAGACCACACAATCTTCCTCGCCTCGTTTAGAAAGGTCCATATCATAAAGATACTCGGTTTTAATTTTGCAATAAATCGGTGGTATGTTTGCGTTAAGATATGCCATAGGTTCTCCATCATTTTATATCTCCCCAGTTCAAACCTTTTTCAAAATCAACTTTGTTTGGAACTTTTAATTCCACAGCAGATTCCATAATTTTTACAATTTCTTCTGCTTTTTTATCAGACTCAATTGATATATCAACTTCATCGTGAATTTGTATGTGCGGTATTATACCGTTTTCATATAGATTGACCATACATTTTTTAGTCATATCCGCAGCCGATCCTTGAATAAGTCTGTTTAAAGCTTTGTAAGTAAAAGCTCTTCTCAACGGCTCACCATATTTTTTTCTAGCTTCTTCTAAAGGTAAAGGTTTATTAGCGATATCAAAATAAGTTGGAATCCATAAATCAAAGTGACAAATTCTTCCAAGTAAAGTTCTTATCGTTCCATAATCTTCTGCTTTTCGCATTGCATTATTCATTAATTTTTTAACGAACGGAGCTTTTTGATGATACTGCTGTATTAATTTTTCAGCTGACTCTTTCATTAATCCTAGTTCAGCCATTAATTTATTTTTACCCATTCCATACATCAAACCTAGATTAATGGTCTTAGCTTGTTTTCTTTCAATACCTGCCATATCTGCAACAACCTGGTGAAAGTCTGCATCACCTGAATTATAAGCATCCACGATATCATCTACACCTTCTAAATTTTGTAACTTCGCATAGTGAACTAATATTCTTGGTTCTTGTTGTGAATAGTCAAAGCTACCCCACACACAACCATTCTCGGGAATAAAAATAGATCGAATCATTGGACCCAAGTCAGGATGACGTGCTGGAATTTGTTGCAAGTTAGGATTACTCATTGAGAATCTTCCTGATACGGTTCCACCATCATCAGATCTTATTTGATTAATGTCTGCGTGTATTCTTCCTTTGTGTGCGTGTTTAGTAATCGTATCAATAAAAGTTGTATGTGCTTTATTTAATTCTCTTGCATTAGAAATACATTGTGCAAGTTCGTGAGGATGGTTTGCTAAAAAGTTTCTAGTAAAACTTGGTGAACCAGTTTTTTCTGTTTTGTCATATGGAAGTTTTAATGCATCAAATGCTTTTGCAATCGATGCTGCAGCCCATAATTCAACGTCAATTCCAGATAACTCTTTGATTTTATTGAGTAATTTCTTTTCACGATCTATTAAATTTTTCTTTATTTTATCTGCTCTATCAAGATTTACAGGCACACCTTTAAATCTCATATCAACAAGACAAGGAAATAATTTTAATTCTAATTCAAAAATAGAAGTAAGTTCTTGAGAATAAAGTTCTGATTCTAATCTTTGCCAAAGTTTTAAAGTTGCTTCTGCATCTCTTTCTGCATACTGACCTACAAACATAGAAGGTAATCTCCACATATCTTTTTTAGGATCAATCTGCCATTCTTTTGCTGCGGCTTGTAAAATTTTTTCATCTTTACCTAAACCACAATATTGTTTTGCTAAAAAATCTAAACGATAAGATAATCTATTTTCATTAACAAGTGATGCTGCAATCATCGTATCTACAATCTTACCTTTAATATCGACTCCATAAGACCTTAACCAACACACGTCATACATTGCATTATGAAAAATAAATTTTGTATCTTCTTGTTTACATAAATCTTTTAACCAGTTGATAACTAAATTCTTATCCATATTACCGCCACCTTCGTGAGCAATAGGATAGTAACCTTTCCAACCTTCTACAGCGACAGCAACTCCTGCAATGTGCCCACGACCAACCACGTTCCCCGATCCGAGTGTCATTAACTCCGGATCATAAGTCTCTAAGTCAATAGCAATTTCTTTATGTCCGCGTAAATCTTTAAGTTCATCAGGCATTACCCATTCGGTTTCAGGTGCAAATAGAGGAGGCTGTACGGTTCTCATTTATCCCAGGTCTTTCTCATATGTGCGATTTCTAACTCACAATAGTGAATAATTTTATTTAAATCTTCAATCCCATTCTTCTTTTCATATCTTACCGCATACTTAATCACGTTGGCCTG